TTATAGGGATAAAATAGGGAAAGCTTTTTCTAATTTATTCTGTAAATCGACTTTCATATTGGCAGTAACATGTGTATATATACTAAGTGTTATACTAGTGTCAGAATGTCCTAATCTTTCAGATATAACCTTGATTGGCACTCCTGCCTCAATAAGTAACGCTACATGAGTATGTCTAAACATATGAGATGTTATATTTTGTAAGGTTAAATGGTTAATTATTGTGTTGTAATGAACCTGGAATATAAATTCATCACTTGAAATAAAGTCGTGAATGATACTTAATACATAATCTGATACTTCTATAGTTCTGATACTAGTTAAAGTTTTTGGAGCTGATAATTTTCCGTTCTGTAATTTAGTTTTATTAACGGATATTGTTTTATTATTAAAATCAACATCTTTAGGAGTTAGTGCTAAAACCTCCCCGATTCTTAAGCCTGTGTGGAGTTGAACTATAGCTACATTTCTTACGGTGTTATTTTCTATGTTAGCTAAAATATTAGGGATCTCATCCTTTTCTAGATATTTTATTTTTTGTAGTTTTTCCGCTTTTTCTTCTTTAGTCAATTTAAATTCTAAAGTAACATCAAAGCTTTTTACATAGTATTTCTTAATAAACTTAAAAAGGTTGTTAAATAACCTTACTATAAACTTAATAGCCTCCGGAGAGTAACAGCTCCTGTATTCAATTATCATCTTCTCATATTTAATCTTGGTAATATTTTCTAGTTTTTCGTTATCATCTAATTTTTGCAAATACGATTTATAAATTAAATATGAATGATGGGTTAGTGTAGCTTTCTTGAATTCCAGGAATTTTTCTTTATAAAATCCTAAAGGCTTGTTAATAACTTCAGGATTTAATAGTTTTTCTATCTTTTCTTGTAATTCATCATAAGCCTCTTTTTCTGTGGCTCTAGTTTTATTATTTTTAACAACTGATACACGACGTGTTTTCCCGTCGAGATCCTTGTACGATTGTATATATCTGTATTTTCCATTATGAGTTATTTCTTTATACATAAAAATACACATCCTTTCTTGATTAGATAAGATGTGTATGATATACTATTTATATTAAGCATTTTGTGTATATCTTACACATCCTTTAAACTCACAACTCTTGGCGGGGGCGTGAGTTTTTTTTATTTAAAGTAACAACACAAAAAATTTATTCAACGTTTGAAATTTTATCGAAGAATTCTATAATACTTTTAGCTGTTCCCACGCTTCCCTTGTAAGTCCAGCTATCTTTTTTAACAGGTTTATCGATTAAATTAATAGAGTAAGTTCCCTCATTATTACCGGTTACTGTGATTTCAATTTTTAATTCAGTAACTTGATTTTCAAGTTTTTTCTTACCAGTTAGGCCTCCGATTAACATTCCTGTAGGGCCTAATAATAATCCACCTGCTGCAACTCTTCCGACTGATACACCACCTTGAGCTACTTTGGCACCATCCTCAATAAGTTTATAATCAACTAACTCATCGAATTTATAAAATCTTAAATAATCATTGTTAATTCTGAATAGTTCAGATATTTCATCAATGGCAATTCCAGCATAAGAAGTTGTTTTTTTAAACTCTTTTCTTCTTCTTAAGTTCTCTTTAGTAGTTTCTTTATCTTTAAGTTTAGATAATTCAAACTCTTGTCTTTTTTTCTCTTTTAACTCTAATTCTTTTTGCTTACGTTCCTGTTTAAGTCTTTCTTTTTCAGGATCTTTTTTAAAAAACATAATATTTATTCTCCTTAATTAATATCTACTCTAAATATTCTAATCTCTTTTCACATATACTATAATCAAGCTTATAAGCTTCTGATATGTGAGTTAGATTATTAATTTCCCTTATCTCTTCATCTGATACTATAAAATAGCTTGCGAAAAGGTCAGCTTCTATTTCTTGCCTTGATAATGGTGTTGAGGTAACACGCCTTAAAAAATGGACGTTAGATCCTTTGTGCAGGATGTAGTGACCTAATTCATGGGCTAAAGTATATTTCTGTTCTTTAGAAGATAGTTTGTTATTAACGTGTATGCAGTGATATGTGTTTTTATCTATTTCTAAAGTATGGTACAGACCTTTATTTTCTCCTAGATCTGAAAATTGTACAATAATACCTAATTCTTTTATAATTTTCAATGGATTGTTTGTTCCGAATTCTTTTACAAGAGAGTTATAAGTCTCTTTAATTGTCAATTTTAGATTCTTTATGTCGTGCTAAAGCAATACGTGCTGCTTGCTCTATCGAAGCACGAACTAACTCCTTTGTTACTTCATCCATTGGCTCTCCTTTATACATTAGGGTTTGAGTACTATTTAAATTTTCCATTAAATCATTAACCATATTTGAAATGTCTATATTTTCATTTTGATTATCTGTTTTGTTTAAATCAAGATTGTGACCTATTAAATCACTTCTTTCAATACCAAAGAACTCACTAATTTTATCTATTTTATCCATTCTTGGTGTATTTATACCTTTAATATAATAAGATACAATAGCAGGGCTTACTTCTAAATATTCAGCAAGATCTTTTTGTGTTTTCTTTTTCTCTTTCAAGTATTTTTTTAGGTTTGTTCTGAAAGTTTCTTCTATATTATTATTCATTTTGATAACCCCTTTCTGACCTTTATTATAAAGTAATACTTAAAAAAAATCAAGTAAAACTTAAAAAAAATTAAGTTTTATTTAAAAAAACTATTGACTTAAGTTTAACTTAAGTGTATAATATAGTCAGAAGTTAAGAAAGGAGGGTGCAAATTGACATTAAAACTCACGTTAAAAGCAGCTAGAGTTAACGCAGGATTAACTCAAAAAGAGTTGGCGGCACTAATGAGAATTAGTGAAACCACAATGATTAAATGGGAGAAAGGAGACGGCAAAGATATAAAATTAGGAGAATTTGAGAAATTATGTAAAATCTTGAATGTTGATACAAATCAACTTATTTTTTTAAAACAGGACTTAAGTTTAACTTAATTTAAAAAGGAGTGATTAAATGCAAGAGCCTTACAATGCTTATTTAGATAAGGTAAAAAATCCATCCCACTGGGTTAAAAGAAATGACTTACGGAAATTTCTAGAAATGGATAAATCAAAAGATAAGTTTAATAAATTCATTAAAGAGATAGAAGGGCTTGAAGATTCTTATCTTTTCATCCAGGGGACTTTAACAACAAATAAGACTTTTAATAAAGTTAGGATTTACAACTATATAAATCAAAAAAATAGAGAGAAGGAACGACAAAATGCTTAAAAGAAAAATTAAGAAAGATAAATTAAACGTTATCTACTGGACGGTGGCCGTTGTGAGTATTTGCTTCTTGACATTAACAAATGTAGATTGGCAATTAATAGGCGGGTTAGCAACCGGATTAATAGCAATAATTCAATTCTTATTTGATAAAGAGTTCGGTAAAAAATATTTTGAATAGGAGGTTGACATGAATAAATTTGAATTGCATAAAACATTAACTGAGCTTCAGGAATTGCAAAGAAAAGTTGATAGCCATATGAAGATTTGGGATAGGCAGCATATAGAAACGGCTCTGTGTGAGGAATTCCATGAGTGGTACAACGCGATAGGACTTTTTAAAGATTGGAAGATAAATAAAACTTCTAGAGAAAAACAACTAGATGAACTAGCTGATTGCTTAGCATTTACATTATCTCTTCTTAATGATGATAGACATGTTTATAGCATAGAGAGATGTAGATTCATTCTGAAAAGAATATCTAATAGAGATCATAAAAAAGCAATGCTTAATGAAATAGAAACTGGATATCTTTTCAATAAGAGAGTAGGTAACACAGTTTACATTCAAACTACTGAATTTGCATTAGAGCTAATTCTTGATATAGCGATGCTTTACTATTCATTAGATGAGTTGTTTGAAGCTTACAAGAAAAAATCAATGGTAAATATCCAACGCCAAAAAGAGGGGTATTAAATAAAAAATAGCCGTTTAAAACAACGACTACTTAATTAAATTTTCAACTATAAAATAACATAAAAAAGGAGAAATTGCAAGTGGCAAAAGATAATATTAACCCAAATCACTATAAATTTGGAAATTTTGAAACAATAGATTTAATTCAGGAAGTAGTAGAAGATTTTGGCAGTGTGTGCCAAGCTAACATACTGAAATATGGAATAAGAGCTAATAGAAAGCATGATAACCCAAAAGATGACATCAATAAAATAATTAGATATTGTGAATTTTGGTTGAACGATATAGAAGGTGTAAAAGCTAGTGAGAAACGTTCTGAAGAAACTAATCATCAAGAAGATTTCAGCCCATTTGATAAGCTGCACAGCCTTTTAAATGACCAGGAGATGGATCTAATTAAAGATAAGAATATTAAAGTAATTCATCTAAATGGATTAAAAATGTTAGAAGATTTTATTAAAGAAAAAGAGGATAGACGTAATGGCAAACACGAGGCTAACAGATAAATTAAAAGAATTAAGATTTACATCTAATAAAATTGATGAATGCTTAGGCTTGTTTGAATTTGATAGTTTAGAAAGAAGAAGGCTGAGAGAAGCAATGGATATATTAGATAATAAAGTCTTTGAATGGGAAGACATAAAAAATGAAAGTATTAAAGGAGATTAGAAAAATGGATTTAAACGTAAATGTAAATGTGATTATAGCAAGTAAAGAAGATGTAGTTTTATTGGAAGATGTTCTTTCTAAATTAGGAAAAGGATCTTATGCAGGAGTTCCTCAAGTTGTAACTCCGGATATTGTTCATCCTATTACACCAGTAGAGCCTACAGCACCTACTCAACCAGTTACACCTGTAGCACCTACAACACCCGCAGTACCAGTTAGCGAAAAAACTTACACATTAGAAGATATTCAACGTGCTTCAGCTGCTCTAGTGCAAGGAGGCAAAATCGCTCAATTACAAGCGTTGCTACAGCAATTCAACGCAATATCATTAGCACATCTTTCTCAAGATAATTTTGGAGCATTTGCACTTAAATTAAGAGAATTAGGAGCTGATATTTAATGGCTGATATTAATCACAAAGAAAGGGCTCATGCAAAGCTTAGTGCTAGTGGTGCTAGTAGGTGGGCTACATGTCCTGGCAGTGTACAGATGGAGGACGGAATTCCTGATAAAGAATCCATATATGCACAAGAAGGGACACTGGCTCACGAGATGAGCGAGTTAAAGCTCAAGCACTATTTAGACCCTAAAGGGTTTGGCAAAAGAAAGCTAAATGCGGCCATTAAGAAACTAAAAGAAAACGAGCTATATCAAGCTGAGATGGAATCTTACACAGATACTTATGTAGATTTTATAAAAGAAAAAGCCCTAAGCTTTCCATCTAATCCATATATTGAGATTGAGAAAAGGGTTGACTTTTCTAGATGGGTAGATGGAGGATTTGGAACTTGTGACTGTGTTTTAATTCACGGTTCAACACTTTCAATCATTGACTTGAAATATGGTAAAGGCGTTCCTGTTTCATCTGAACAAAATGAACAGCTAATCTTATATGCTTTAGGAGCTTATGATGCTTTTAACCTAATCTACAACCTAGATAAAATTGAACTGAATATTGTACAACCTAGAATTAATAATTTTTCTACCTGGGAAATATCCCTAACTGAATTGTTATTGTGGGGAGATTATTTCAAAGTTCAAGCTGAAAAAGCATTAGGAGGTAACGGGGAGCTAGTTCCATCAGCTAAAGCTTGTAAGTTCTGTAAGGCAAGAGATATTTGCACCGCAAGAGCTGAGAATAATTTATCATTAGAATCTGAAATAAAGTTAAAACCTAATGAGATCCCTAAAGATAAATTATATGAATACATCTCAAGAGGAGAAGATATTGCTAAATGGGTGGCTGATTTAAAAGCTTATGCTTTGGATATGTGCCTTAAAGGAGAAGATGTAAAAGGACTTAAGGCGGTGGCCGGAAGAACTTCACGCTCTTGGACTAATCAAGATGAGGCAATTAATAAATTAATAGAAGGGGGGATAGATGAAGCAATAATATACGACAAAGTTCCGTTAACCTTAGCTAAATTAGAAAAAGCATTAGGTAAACAACAGTTTACAACTTTAGTAGGAGATATGGTCGTTACTAGTGAGGGTAAACCTACTTTAGTTTTTGAGAATGACAAAAGACCAGCAATAACAAATACAGTAAATGCAACAAGCATTTTTAAACCATTAAATTAATATATATTAAAGGAGATTTTAAAATTATGACAACAGAAACAACAGCAGTAGTACAAAACGTGAGATTAAGTTATGTAAATGTATTTAAACCTTATTCAAATAATCCGGATTTACAGGCTAAATATAGCACAACAATTTTATTACCAAAAAGCGATTTAGCAAGTAAGCAAAGATTAGATGCAGCTATTCAAGCAGCCGCTCAAAAAGGATTAAATGAAAAATGGAATGGAGTAATGCCTCCTGTAGTAGCTAATCCTATTCATGATGGGGATGGAGTTAAACAAGATGGTACTCCTTTTGGGGACGAGTGTAAAGGTTGCTGGGTATTTACAACTAGCTCAAACGCTGATAGACAACCTCAAATAGTTGACCAAAACGTTCAACCTATTTTAGACCAGTCTCAAATATATTCAGGAGTTTATGCAAACGTAGCAATTAATGTATTCCCGTATATGCACACAGGGAAAAAAGGTGTAGGGTTTGGTTTAACACATATTCAAAAAGTAAGAGATGGGGAAGTATTAGGAGGAGCACCTGTAGCAGCTGACAAATTATTTACAGCTTTAGGAGGTGTAGCTAACCCGAACCCGTTCCCTAACCCGCAACAACCTCAACAAAATCAAAATACTTTTGGTGTAGATCCTATTACTGGATTACCACTTTAATAAAAGTATCGGGGGTTTATCCCCCCTTATGATTTTAGGAGGAAATTATGCAACATTTAAATATAGATATTGAAACACGTAGTAGTGTTAACATTTCTAAAAGTGGAGCTTATAAATATGCTCAATCTGAAGATTTTGAGATTTTGCTATTTTCTTACAAACTAAACGATGACCCAACTAAAATAGTTGATTTGAAACAAGGAGAAAAAATTCCTGATAATATTCTAGAATTACTAAATAATCCGGATTGCATTAAACATGCTTATAACGCGGCTTTTGAGTGGTACTGCCTTAATCAGGCTGGATATACAACGAGTATAACTCAATGGAGATGCACAATGTTTCACGCAACATATTTAGGCTTACCTGCTGGATTAGGAATGACTGGTAAAGCAATAGGGATATCAGAAGATAAGAAGAAACTAACAACCGGAAATAGATTAATTCAATATTTTTCAGTTCCTTGTAAGCCAACTAAATCTAATGGTGGTAGAACTTGGAATGATCCACATCACGACTTAGATAAATGGAAGCTTTACTGTGAATATAATATGCAAGATGTGGAGGCTGAATATACAATTTATCAATATATAAAAGCCTTTGAAGTTCCTGCAAAAGAACAGAAGCTGTGGGAAATGGATATCCTGATGAATGCTAACGGGGTTAAAGTTGATAAATTGTTAGTTGATTCAGTTCTGAGAATCGATGCTGAAAGTACTGAGAAATTAACTAATGAAGCTCAGAAGATAACAGGCCTTGATAATCCTAATAGTATAACTCAGCTGAAAAGCTGGGTAGAAAGTCAAATAGATGAAGAGTTACCAGGACTTACAAAAGATGATATATCAGACCTTTTATCTAGAGATAATTTACCATTAAAAGTTAAAAGAGTTCTAGAGATAAGGCAGCAGTTAGGAAAAACTAGTGTTAGTAAATATGCAGCTATGGAAAACGCAATGTGTAAAGATGATAGAGTAAGAGGGTTACTACAGTTTTACGGAGCTAATAGGACTGGCCGCTGGGCTGGTAGATTAGTTCAAGTTCAAAACCTACCTAGAAACTATATCAACACATTAGATGATGCTAGAGATCTTGCAAAACACGGAAACTTTGAAGGGCTTAAGCTCTTATATGGCAACGTTCCGGATATCCTAAGTCAGTTAGTAAGAACAGCTTTTATAACTAGTAAAGATAAGTTTATAATAAGTGATTTTAGTGCAATTGAGGCAAGAGTTATTGCCTGGCTTGCTGGGGAAGAGTGGGTAAATGAAGTATTTGCTACTCACGGTAAAATCTATGAAGCTACAGCAAGCCAAATGTTCAACGTACCTATTGATAAGATTAAAAAAGGAAACCCTGAGTACAGCTTACGACAAAGAGGTAAAGTTGCAACCTTGGCCCTTGGATATCAAGGAGGAGTATCAGCCTTAATAGCAATGGGAGCTGATAGAATGGGGCTCTCAAGTGAAGAATTAACAGACATTAAAGTTCGTTGGAGGGATGCAAATAAAAATATTGTCCGTTTGTGGTATGCAGTAGGAGATGCTGTTATACAGGCCATGAATGGCAACGGAACTCAATTTGTTCAGAGCTTAGAAATTAGAAGAGAATGGGATATGATGTACGGTTTAGATTTTATATCTGTTAAATTGCCTAGTGGTAGAAAACTGTTTTATCCTAAACCATTTTTACAGCAAAACAAATTCAATAAAGACGCACTACATTATTACGGTGTAAACCAAACAACTAAGAAATGGGAAGTTAACTCTACTTACGGTGGAAAGTTAGTCGAGAATATAGTTCAAGCTATAGCAAGGGATTGTTTAGCTGAAACACTGATAAGATTATACGATAGAAATTATGATGTAGTAATGCATATCCACGATGAAGTGGTAATAGATGCTTATGATGATGAAAAACTAGAAGATGTAAATAATATTTTAGCTGAGCCAATACCTTGGGCTCCAGGATTAATATTAAAAGGTGCTGGATTTGAAACTAAATATTATATGAAAGATTAAGAAAGGAGGTTAAAAAGTGCAAGCAAATAGAATATTAGGAATTGCTAAGGCAAATCACAGAAAAGCGACTATATGGCAAAACACAGATATTAGTTGGTTAGATTTTGTGGAAACTTTAAAATCTCCTGTTAGAACTCTAGAGAAATATGATGAATTTCTTAAGCTTAAAAAGTCAGAACAAGATGAATTAAAAGACGTTGGGGGCTTTACTGGTGCTAAGCTTTTAGATGGCCGAAGAAAAGCAACTAATATATTAAGTCGTGATGTTGTATGTTTAGACCTTGATAACATCCAACCTAATATGACTGATGACATTCTTAAAAGAGTAGGTGCTTTAGGTTGTACAGCGGTTGTATATTCAACTAGAAAACATAGCAATTATACACCTAGATTAAGGGTATTAATTCCTCTTGATGAGAGTTGTACTCCTGATGAATATGAGCCAATAGCTAGAAAGTTAGGTAGTTTATTAGGGATAGAAAATTGCGACCCTACAACATTTGAAGTTAACAGATTTATGTATTATCCATCCTGTTCAGCAGATAGTGAGTATATTTATCAGTTTTATCCTGGTCAATTTTGCAGTAGAAAAGGTGTACTTAATATGTATGCTGATTGGACTGATATCACGACTTGGCCTCATGTTCCTGGCCAAGATACTAGACAAAAACAACTACTTGCAAGACAACAAGACCCTCTGACAAAAAACGGATTAGTTGGTGCTTTCTGTAAGGTGTACGATATCACAACAGCTATACAAACTTTCATACCTGGACTTTACGAGGCAACCTCAAGCCCCGATAGATACACATTCACAGGTGGGACTACCTCAGGTGGTGCGGTGCTATATGATAATAAGTTCTTATACTCACACCACGCAACAGATCCATGCAGTGGCCAACTAGTTAATGCTTTTGATTTAATCAGAATACATAAGTTTAGTAACCTAGATGAGCATGTTAAGGATGGTACTCCTGTTAGTAAATATCCTTCTTACTCAGCTATGAAAAAACTAGCTCTTGCTGATGATAAAGTAGCAGCTTTATTAAACAAAGAGCTAATATCAAATGCTAAAGATGTATTTGATGTAGTAGGAGATGATGATAATCAAAACGATGATGAGCTTGATTGGTTAACACAGCTTGAGAGAAATGAAGAGGGTAGAATTCAAAAGACTATTAATAATATAGTTTTAATCCTGGAGAATGACCCAAATTTAAAAGATAAAATAGCTATTGATATATTCAGTAACAGAGGGCTAGTGTTCGGTAAGCTGCCGTGGGATAGACATTATGATGCAAGCAAAGAACACAGGGACTGGTCAGAAGTTGATGATGCATCTTTTGCTAGATATCTAGAAAGTGTATATAAAATTACCGGACAAGATAAACAGGATAAAGCCTTATTAATAGTAAGTGATGGAAACAGGATAAACTATGTAGAGCGTTACTTAACATCTCTTACCTGGGACGGAGTGCCTAGAGTTGATAATCTTCTAATCGATTATTTCGGAGCTGAGGACAATGCATTTACAAGGGAAGCTATTAGAAAAAGTTTAGTAGCAGCTGTAGCAAGGGCCATTGTTGGAGGTGTAAAGTTCGATGTAATGACAATTTTAGCAGGGCCTCAAGGAGTTGGTAAAAGTACATTCTTTTCTATATTAGGTAAAGACTGGTTTAATGACAGCTTACAAACTTTTGAAGGTAAAGAGGCTTCTGAACTTATCCAGGGGAGCTGGATTGTAGAAGTAGGAGAGCTTACAGCAATGAATAGACATGATACAAACGCAATTAAGCAATTCCTAAGTAAAAGAGAGGATATCTACAGGGAAGCTTACGGAAGACGTACAAGTAAATATCCTAGAAGATGTGTTTTTTATGGAACTTCTAATGATGATGAATTTCTAAAAGATCCTACAGGTAATAGACGTTTTTGGCCAATAGACATTTGCTTAGGAGAGATTAAAAAGAGCGTTTGGGATGATTTACCAAATGAAGTTGATCAAGTGTGGGCCGAAGCATACACCCTGTTTGTGATGGGGGAAAGCTTACAACTTAGCAAGGAGGCCGAAGAGTTGGCCAATATGGCACGGGAGCAGCATAGAGAAGTTAACATGCGAGAAGGATTAATTAAGGAATTTCTTGACAGGCCTATCTTACCTGACTGGTATTCTCTAGATAAGAATAAGAGGATTTCATTCCTATCCGGGACATATACAGTTGATGCTTCACAGCTTGTATTTAGAAATAAAGTATGTGCAGCTGAGATTTATGAAGAGTGTTTACGTGGAGATATCAAGTATATGAAACGACAAGAAGCTAAAGAGATAAATCAAATAATTAGTAATATAGTTGGGTGGGTTAAGGAAGAAAAAACATCAAGATTTGGAGTTTACGGCCCTCAAAAAGGGTTCCGTAGGGTGTAACTTTGGGGTGTAACTTTCTAATTTCAAAGTTACAAATCAAAAATTCAAATGTAACTTTGGTGTAACTTTGAAAAAATACAAAACGTGATTATATCAACGTTTATCCGTATCGAGTGTAACTTTAAATAGCTAAGTTTACACCCAAAGTTACACCTCATAAACGTTGATATAATAGGCTTAAATAGAGTTTTATATATACTTTTGTAACTTTAAATTCCCTATAATTTATAAAAATAAAGAAAATATAGAAATTATAGGAATATATACCCCCTTATAAATCTATAATATCTATAATCTCTATGTTTTATATACTTATAGGGAAAAATAAAGTTACAAGTTACAAATTCAAATTTTGAAATTTTTAAAGTTGATATGAGGAAAGAAAATGTTAGAAAGGCAAATTGAAAAATATTTAGTAAAAAAAATTAAGGATAGAAAGGGCCTATGTTTAAAATTTGAATCCCCTGGATATTCAGGTGTGCCTGACAGAATTATCATTTTGAAAGATAAGCCGATTGCATTTGTAGAATTGAAAAGGCCAATAGGTGGAAGATATTCAGCAAGGCAAAAATTAGTAGAAAGAGATTTTAACAGATTAGGCCAAACAGTTTATAAAGTAAAAAATAAAGAAGAAGTAGACATGTTAGTAGAGGAGTTGATATCGTGAGAGAATTCATCCCACACAAATATCAGTTAACAGCAATTAATCATGTTATCAATGTTCCAAAATGTGGATTATTCCTGGATATGGGATTGGGAAAAACAGTATCAACATTAACAGCAATTAAGGAATTAAAATACAATAGATTTCAAGTTAATAAAGTGCTGATTATAGCACCTAAAAAGGTAGCTGAGGGAACATGGTCAAAAGAAAAAGATAAGTGGAACCACACAAAAGATTTTAGAGTTAGTCTTGTGTTAGGAAGTCAACAAAAGAGAATTAAGGCACTTAGCGTTAATGCTGATTTATATATTATCAATCGTGAAAATATTCCGTGGTTGGTAGATTATCTTAGAAATGACTGGTATTTTGATACAGTAGTGATTGATGAAAGCAGTAGTTTTAAAAATAGCAGGAGTAAGAGATTTAAAGCTTTAAAAATGGTATTACCAAAGATTAATAGATTAATAGAGTTAACAGGGACACCTAGCCCAAACGGGGTAGAGGATTTATGGGCTCAAATTTATCTATTAGATCAAGGTACTAGATTAGAAAAATACATTACACATTTTAGGGCCAAATATATGGAGCCTAATAAAAGGAATAGAAGTCAGATTTTTGACTATAAAATAAAAGATGGAGTTTATGACAACATCATAAATAAAATATCTGATATTTGTATAAGCATGAAGTCAGAAGATTATCTAGAATTACCTGATTTATCTTATAACGAGATCCCGGTAATTCTAAATGATAAAGCTAGAAGAGATTACGACAAAATGGAGCGTGATTTTGTACTTGAGCTTGAAGGTGCTGAGGATGAAATAACAGCAGTTAATGCAGCAGCATTATCTAACAAGCTATTACAAATAAGTAATGGAGCTGTATATGATAGTGCAGGAATATACACAGAGGTACACGATGCAAAAATTGAAGCTTTCCTAGAATTAGTTGAGAGATTACAAGGTAAAAGTTTACTAGTGTTTTACAATTTCCAACATGATAGGGATAGAATCAAAAGAGCATTAGAAAAAAGTGATCTTGTTGTTAAAGAGTTGAAAACTACACAAGATGAGGATGATTGGAATGCTGGTAAAATTGATATTCTGTTAACACATCCAGCAAGTGCAGCTTATGGCCTTAATTTACAGGAGGGGGGAAACCATGTTTGCTGGTTCGGTCTATCATGGAATTTAGAACACTATCAACAAGCCAACAAGCGACTACACAGACAAGGCCAAAAAGAAAAAGTTATAATTCATCACTTAGTAACACAAGGAACACGTGATGAAGATGTAATGCGAGCACTTGATAACAAGGCAGGAGTTCAAGAAGAGATAATGCAAAGCCTGAAAGCTAGAATTAAGAAAGTCAAAGAGGGTGTCAAATAAATGGGTAAGAAGATTAAAAAGAACTCTTTCGGATTACCAAAAGTAGGTAGTAAGAAAGAAAAGAAAAGAGCAGCTGAACAAGTTGCTGATGAATTTATTAAAATTCAACGGATGGAAGCAAGAGGAGAAATGCTAACAGAGTTTAGTCTTGTGTTAGCTTGGGTATTAAGAGCTAATTATGGATTTGGTAAAAAACGGATAACAAGAGTAGTATCTGAAGTATTTGAGCTTATGAGCGATACGAAAATGAAAGATTACGGACAAGATTTATTAAGCATAAAAGATATAAATCCTCAGTTGAAAAATGAAGTCAAACTAGATGTGTTAGCATTAATTGACGAATTAGCAGTGAAACACTTTAACAGGGTAAGCAAAGATGAAAAACGAAGTAGATAAGCTTATGAGAGAAAAAGGTGTTAGTAACAAAGAATTAGCAGCTCTTACTGGACTACACGTAAAAACAATACGAGAAATAAGAGCTGGAGCAGTAAATCCTAGATATAGCAGTTTAAGGAGGATAATTAAATGTTTAAAAACGCAAAACGGGTAGACGTTATAGAAACCACCCCGGATAAAGTGGAAAGCTATATTGAAGCTTATAAACGTGGGGAAATAATAGATTTACCACCATTACTAGAAAGCGAAGAAATAAAAGAAATAAGCGTGATCGGTGGAACAGCAATGATTTATATATTTGATAAAAAGGAGATTAAAAACAATGATTAAAAGAGTAATAAAAATTGAAACAACAAAAGAAATGATAGCAAACGACATTAACGAATTTATTAACAACAGTGACATCGACCAACCAATATTGGAAGATAATGAACGAGTTATAGGTTATACAGTGATTGAAGACGTTGAAACATGGTATGTTTTGGTGAATGTTGGAGAGGTATAAAATGTTAGGATATATGCTAGAATGGTTAATCTTAATGTTGTTAGTAGCGTTAGTATATAAGATTTTCGGAAAAGTTTTTGAAAAAGAAGATATATATTTGTTTACAGCCGTTTGGAGTGTTGCGAATATATGCGTTAGTTTAAATAAATAAAGGGATTGAGGAGGATAAAAAATGCCGAATTGGTGCGAAGGATATTTAAAAATTAGAGGTAAGAAAAAGGATTTAAAAAATTTCATAGAAAATGAAATTAGATTAGTTAAATTAAAAAGCATTCTTTCAGAACCTGAATATATTGACATAAAAATGATAGATGATTCAATGGAATGTAGTTTTAAATATAACAAATCGTATAGTGAATTCTTACATTTGAAAAATTCTAGAAGATTTTTTGTAGAAAGTGAAGAAATATCATTTTTTAGTGCTTATGATGATGAAGATTGTTATTTAACTTTAGAAGTTAAACAAGCGTGGGGTATTGATGTTCAAGAACTTTTAGTAGATCATAGTAAAAATTATCATGTTGATTTTAATGTATATGCAAGTGAGAGTGGTATGGAATTTGAACAATACATCACTGTTGTAGAAGGTGAGTTGATAAAAAATGAAGAAAGAGAATATACTGATTTTCATTTTGAAGCAATTAACCCAGAATTAGGAGGATAAGAGATGTTACAACCAAAGATTTATGTAAAAGATAAAAATAAAGTCTATGACGCCCAAGTTATTGACTACAAAAACAAGATAGTTATTTTCTTTGATAACGAAACTCAGTGTACATACACTAGATTGTTTGATGAAGTAGAGTTCATGAATAACACAGGAATGAAAGATAAGAACGGAAAGTATATTTATTTAGGTGATATAGTTAAAATAGTCGAAACTTTTTTTGAAGTAAAATACAAAATTTTTAAAGGATATGCAATAGAAAACGAAGACTATACGTTATCACTAGAAGCTAATTTTGATACAGCAACTGTAATTGGGAATATATACGAGAATAAGGAGTTGCTAGAGGATATATAATGGAAAGATTTGAGGAAAACACAGGTTCATTAATTTTGTTTGGATTGTTATTGATTTTTTTAGGTTTAAGTTTAACGGCGTTCAAAGAAGATAAAGTCGAGGATACATTACAAAAAGCAATAATTAAACTACCTAACAATGAAATAGTTACTATAAATGATTAGGAGGATTAACAATGAAATGGCGAAAAGTTTATTTAAGAGAAATGGATGAAGAAGAAAAAGAATTTTTTAAAGGATATCCCAATGAGATATGGGACGGTGATATCCCTGAACTTAACGAAGAAGTGCTAGTAACTTTCCCTTTGCCTTCTGGAGAGTTTGCTGATACCACTATTGATACGTGGGTAGAATTTGATAACGGAGTAGGTTTTGAATATACTGACGATAATATTATTTACTGGATGGAAATGCCAAAATATAATGGAGAATTAGAAGAATAAAGAGGTGTTAGTCAATGAATATTAAAAGTTTAGGACTTGAAGTTAAAGAAAGTCGAATAGAAGGAATATTAAGAGAAATAAAAGAAGAAATAGGTAAAAAAGATATAAGATTTATAAAATTATCGGATATTCACGGAAGAGACATTTATATCAATACTAATGAGATTATATCGATTCAAGAAGATAGTGAAGATATAGATAAAGGAACTATAACAAATATTACCGCAAGATGGGGGATGTTGTTAGTATTAGCAACACCTGAAGAAGTATTAAATGCTATTAAAAAAGCAACGGTATAGAAAATAATAGAGTAGAAAAAGGAGAAATAGATGGAGTTAGAAAGATTTAAAAAATTATTATTGTATAAAGAAATAGCAAAAGTTAACGGAGATGTTTTATTTTTAAAAGATGGAACAAGAGTCGAGTTTTACATGTCTGGTAATGATTGATGTGCAATAGCTTATGGCGACTGGAAGTTGCTAGAGAATTTTGAAGGCGTGATAACAGATGTAAAATTCAAAGCTACGGAGGAGTATTTTTACGGTACAACAAAAAAACTTTTTATAACTATATTCCATAATCAAAACGAAGTAGCACAAGCAGAGTGCCATGCAGATGACGGGAACGAAGGCTATTATTACTCTGTTTTGTCTGTACGTGTAACAGGGATAGACGGAAAACAAATTGATGATTTTACATTATTAGAAGCTTAAGAAAAGAAAGGAGAAATAGATGAAAGATAAGCAAGAAAGATTATCTAATCTCAAAAAAAGATATTTATCTCAAATATTTTACATTAAAGAGATAATTAGAGCGAATGAAGAAAAAATAAGAGAAAAAAGAGATCTTTTAAAAAATAATATTAAACCTATTGATTATGCGAAGGAACAAATCAAAGGTGGTAACAAATACAGTTGGGAAAATCTAATACATGAAGTGGATATGCTTGAAAGAGAGCTATTTGACAATACAGTTAAGCAGGTTAAAAAAGAAAGAGAGATCTATAATTGCATTGACAGTGTAAAAGATTACCAATACAAGCTTTTACTACAACTTAGGTATTTTAATTGCAAAGATTGGATTGAAATAGACCAAATAATGGGAATCGAAGCTAATACGAGAAATAGGAAACATTCTGAAGCTTTACGAGTAATTCAAATTGACAATTTACCTAAGAATTTCCCCAAAAGTAAGTAAAAGTAAAAAAAAGTAAGAAAAGATAAAACAAAGTAAGAAAAGATAAACAAAAGTAAGTAGTATAGTGATATAATGGTAATGTGAGAGTTTAACGGAGGAGTTAAGGTACGGTTGATATTTTTCTCTTTTAAAATTTTTAGTTAATACAAATTACAAATTTCTTTTAATTGCTGGTTATAAAAAGAAATTGATGTTGAACACGCAAAAAGTGTTATTAAATTCCTCCGTTAATCAACTTGCTAAACATACATTGTAAGAATTTTCATAAAATACTCCAACTTATTATTTATTATAATATGTAAGAAAGCACTGTAAAAGGTGCTTTTTATTTTTGCGAAGAGAGGCTGGTGGTGGAAAATTGAAAAAGTTATCTTTAAAACAACAAAAATTTGCTGATGAGTACATCATTAGCGGGAATGCTGAACAGTCAGCTTTAAAAGCAGGATATTCAGCTAATTACTCAAGAAAACAAGCACATAAGTTGTTGGCAAATGTGGGCGTAAAAGCTTACCTTGATGAAAGGTTGTCCGAACTTAATTCTAAAAAAATAGCTGACCAGCAAGAGGTGTTAGAATTCTTCACGGCAGCAATGCGGGGGGAATTAACCGAACCAATAGCAATAGGATTAGGAGATGGAGTACAACAGATAATTGAAGTTAGGCCAAACATAGCAACTAGAAAAAGTGCTGCTGTTGAGCTTGCTAAAAGATATGGATTGTCAACAGCTAAAGTTGATGTAAATGTTAAAAGCGAAAATAAACTTGCTGGGATCTTACTTCAGTTAGAGGATGATAAAGATGAGTGATTTCATTCTATCCCCTAAATATAAGAAGTTTCTAAAACATAAAGCTGAAGCTGAAGCATTAGAAGGAACTACAGCAGCAGGTAAAACTACAGTAGGTATTGTTAAATATATGTTGGCAGTTGCAAAGAGCAAACAAAAGCTGCACTTCATCAGTGCTAAATCTGTAGGAGATGCTGAAAAGAATATAATTAACTCAGACTTAGGAATTATAGATGTGTTTGGAGAGTACGTCGATTATAAAGGGAACGGAGATTCAAAATATAAAATCCCTCACATCAAATATGACACTCCGAACGGAGAAAGAATTATATTTATATTAGGATATTCATCAAAAGATAAGTGGGAAAAAGCATTAGGTTCACAGTTTGGTTGTGGATTTATCGATGAGATTAACACAGCTGATATGGATTTTGTGCAAGAAGCTACTATGCGATGTGATTATTGGATATGTACAATGAACCCTGATGATCCTACATTACCTATTTATGCTAGATATATAAATAGGTTTAGGGCTTTACCTCAATATGAATATGATACACCTCAAGAGATACGAGAGATGCTAACTGAACCGGAACATCCTAAATGGACATACTGGTTTTTTTCTTTTGACCATAATTATGGGTTATCCGAAGAGAAAAAAGAAAAGATTAAAAGTACAGTTGCTGTAGGTACAAAGCTATATAAGAACAAAATACAGGGCTTGAGAGGACGTGCTGAGGGATTAGTATTCAGTATGTTTGACAGGAAGCTAAATGTAATTACTGAAGAAGTTGCACGCAAAAAGCAATACATCAGATACTCTTGCGGGGTTGACACCTCATACTCAGAAAAGACAGAGGACACAATATCATTTATCTTTCAAGGTATCACTAGCAATGGAGAATTAGTAATACTGGAAGAGAAGAATTACAACAATAAAGATTTTAATAATAGCAAGATAGCACCATCAGATGTAGCAGTTAAGCTGCATAAGTTCCTGGATTATTGCAAAGATAAATGGGGCTTCTGTAGAAAAGTTTACATAGATAACGCTGACCAGGCTACAATGATGGAATTACTAAAATATAAATCAAGAAAAGGTTTGATATATGAATTTCTAAACGCTGATAAGCGAGTAACGATAATCAACAGGATTAACACATCAAGCGGTTGGATGAAGAACCTAAAGTACTTGGTTGTGGATAATTGTGAAGAACACATAAGAGAGTTAAATATATACTCTTGGAAAGAAGACAGGGACGAACCGGAAGACAGGAACGACCACACAATTAACGCAAGCCAATATGGATATATACCATATATCAAACTAATAGGACAAGAGAATAAAAAAGACAGTCAATATAAGACACTGATGGCTGGATTTGGGAAGGAGTGATTAAATGGCTTATACAGAAACATTTGTAGATAGCACAGGAAAAAGTAAAAATCTTACATTCAGGTTTCACAGAGAATCAAGATTAAGATACAGAGTTGATAACGTAGAAGAGTTAATACTAGATGGCTATGAAGTCTTAAGAGAGTTTATATCACATCACAGCACGGTTCAAAAACCGAGAATACAAGAACTGTATGATTACTCAGAAGGTAATAACCATACAATATCAATTAAAGATAGACGAAGTGAGCAGGATATGGCTGACACTAGAATTATTCATAATTTTGGTAAAAGCATAGCGGTATTTAAGCAAGGATATTTAGTAGGTAAACCTATTCAGGTTGAATACGATGATGGAGAAGACAACAGCACAACAGATGAGGTGCTTAGAGAGATAGCAAAGGTTAACAGCTTTCATGACTTAAACAGAATGCTAGTACTAGACTTATCTAAAGTAGGTAGAGCTTATGACTTAGTTTATCGCTCAATGTCAGACTTAACAAAAGTTAAAAGGTTAGATCCTTTAAGTACATTTGTGATTTATGATAACACACTTGAAGATAATCTGTTGGCAGGTGTTAGATATTACTCAACAGGATTATTTGACAACAAACAACATTTTGTAGAGCTTTATTTAGATGATAGAATAGTTAAGCTGCAAGAGGTAGACGGAGCATATCAGGAGATAAGCATTGAACCTCATGTGTTTAGAGATGTTCCAATAACAGAGTACTTAAATACAGCTGATGGGATGGGAGACTATGAAAGTGAACTAGCTTTGATAGATTCTTATGATGCAGTTCAATCAGACACAGCTAACTACATGACAGATACATCAGATGCAATACTTGCTATATTTGGTCAAGTAGAATTTCCGGATGATGTAGTTGGAGATAGTGCTAAACAGGTTGAGTACATGAGAAGAATGAGGCGTGCTAGACTGTTACAGCTAAAACCTCCTGTAGATGTTAACGGGAATGAGGGAACAGTGGATGCTAAGTACCTATATAAACAGTACGACGTTAACGGAGTAGAAGCGTTCAAGAAAAGAATAGTTAACGACATTCACAAATACACAAACACACCTGATTTAACTGATACTAATTTCAGTGGGATTCAAAGTGGAGAGGCAATGAAATATAAACTGTTTGGATTAGAACAGGCAAGAGTTGACACTCAATCACTATTTGAAAAGAGTTTAAGAAGGAGATACCAACTTATAGCTAACATTGGAGATTATGTTAAAGAGTTAACAGAGTTTAATATTGCTAAGCTTAAGATTACATTTAACCCTAACCTACCTAAAGCGTTAGAAGAAACTATTAATGCATTCAAATCATTAGGTGGAATGGTTACAAATGAAACAGCTATGAGATTAACAGGTATTGTAGATGACCCTAAACATGAACAAGAGTTACTTGATACACCTACAATTACCTTAGATAATAGCTATGATATTGACAAAGGTAAATTAATGTACAAGATATCAAGTATTCTTAAAAAGTTCAAATCAGGAGATTATAGTGAAGCATTAGCTAGAAAATTCTTAAAAGATTTAGGGTTAAGTGAAGAAGATATAGAAAGCTACCTACACGATGGCGAAGAGGTGCTAATCGATGAAGAAACGATCATTTAATTATTGGAAGAAAAGAGAGTTAGCAAACCAATTAAATCAAATTAAAGATGAAAAAGTAACCATAGCAAATATGGAAGAGAACTTTAACATAGCATTAGAAGACATTGAACAGCAAATAAACGTATTCTATGAGAGATATGCAAAGAGTCAGGGTATCTCAATTGAAGAAGCTTTAAAACGAGTATCTGAACATGATGTAAAAGCATTTGAGAAGAAAGCTAAAGAGTATGTTAAGAAGAAAGACTTTTCTCCTGAAGCTAACGCACAGCTTAAACTCTACAATGCTACAATGAGGATTAACAGACTGGAGCTTTTAAAAGCTGAGTTGAATCTACATTTAACAGACATGACAACTAAGAACAGCGATCTTATAGAAAAGCATTTAGAGAAGTTAGCTGACAGTGAATATGCTAGACAGTCCGGTATACTTGATACTAAGCTTAGGTTTAGTAAAGAAGGTGTAAAAGCTATTGTTAATAGTGATTATAAGTACGGAAACTTTAGCAAGAACATTTGGACTAATCAAGAAGCCTTGATGGGAAATATTGCTACAATGTTAAGACGTTCTATCATTCAAGGAGCTAACCCAACTGATATGATAGGAAGGCTTAGAAGTCAATTCAATGTTAGCAAGCATGAAGCTAAAAGGCTGCTAGTAACAGAAGCTTCTAGAGTTCAAGGAGATGTACAGCTTGACGCAATAGAACAAGCCGGATATGATGAGTATTTATACATTTCAGAACCTACAGCTTGCGATATTTGCAAACAGTTAGACGGGAAACATTTCAAGATTAAAGACAGAGAAGTAGGAGTTAACTTCTACCCTATGCATCCTTATTGCAAATGTTCAAGTGCAGCTTATTATGACAGCGAACAGCTAGACAAAGAGATAGCTGAGTATAGGAAAGAAAGAGGCTTGGATAAAGCAGAAGAAAGTGGTATACTTGAAGAGAGAGACAGCTTAATAAAAGATATCCACAAAGCTATTGAAAATAATAACGCAAGACAAATGTTCGGGGATAAATATTACAACGATTATAAAGACTTTATAAAACAAGTTGATGATATCAGAGCATTAAAACTGTTTAAACATCTTTCAGGAAAAATAAGTTATAGACCGTTGAAAAATACACATGCTTACGCATTAGGTTCAACAGTTCAAATAAGCAGTGGAGATTTTGAAGGTCTGAAAAGTGGATATAAATCCCCTAAAGGGATGGTGTTATTCCATGAGAACGGACACGCAATGGACAGCTTAGGTATAGAAATTCTAACAGGTAAAGCATCTGTAGGTAACGGTGTGTTTGTTAAACGTAGGTTATATGGGATGACATACGAAGAAGAACAAAGAATTACACACGCTTCAGGGCTGCCTAAATATAAATTGAGAGAAGCTATTAATAAAGATATATGGACATTTGTAAACGGGGATTTACCAACGCTGAATAGCTTAGGTAAAAGGCCAAGAAGCAAAACTGAAAAAGAAAAATGGGATAAGGATTACTGGGAACTAAGCTCTAAAATAGAAAAAAATGTTTCAAGAGTATTAGGGGAATTTAAAGCAATAGCAAAGGAAAGTATGGAGAAAGGAGAGCTTTCCTACCTAAACGCCATTTCAGATATGTTTGAAAGTACAGGCTGGTTTGGGGAATTTCCATTTGGGGCTGGACATGGTAAAAAATACTGGACAACACCAGGATCAGCTGAAACAGAGTTTTTTGCTCATGCTCAAGAAACACTGGTATCTCCTAAACATAAAGAAATATTTGAAAAAGTATTCCCTAACGCATTAAAAGTATATGAAAACATCGTAGATGATATTATCAAAGGAGTTGAGAAGAATGATTAATGTTGAAGATATAGAAGCAATGAAGAAAATTAATTCCAAGATAGAAGAATATGAAAAACATTTTGAGGAAGATTTTCCTATGTTTGAATATATTGACAGCCCAGTTACTGAAAAATCATATAAGAAGATTAAGGAAATTATAGATAAAGCTATCCGAAGTAACAAAGCTGTTTACACACCAAAAGATTATTACAATAGAACATACTAATTATTAAACACTTAACAACTTGTTAGGTGTTTTTATTATACTCTTGTCCTGGATAAGACATTAAAAGGTCTTTTTTATTATGTCAAATTAAACTAGCGTGGATTATTACTTAAGAGAAGTGGTGCACAACTGAACTGAAAGGATAATACTAGCGTGGATAAGGAGAAACAATGAACAAACAATTTTTATTAAAACTGAACATTCAATACTTTTCAGAGGAAGGAGCAACAGAAGGAGCTGTAGAATCAGCACCAACTGAACCTGAGTTTAAAGCTCCATCTAGTCAATCTGAGTTAGACAGTATTGTTAACAAAGCAGTTCAAACAGCGTTAAATAATCAGAAAAGTAAATCTGAGGATGACTTTCAAAAACGTGTAGAAGCTGAGATTAAAAAGCGTGAAGATTATGCCAAATTAAGTGAAACACAAAAACGAGATAGAGACTTTGAAGAGAGGCAAAATAAATTCAACGAAGAAGTCGCAGCTTTCAAACAGTCACAGTTAATCATGGAAGTAAAAGAAGATTTACTATCTAAGAATTTACCTGTTGAACTAGCTGAAACTTTTGCTAAGCATGGTTCAGCTGAGGAAGCTTTAAAAGCAGTAACGGTATTAGAGAGAGCATTCCAAGATGCAGTAGCAAATGCAGTAAAAGCATCAGCAAGACAAACTACACCAGGAGCAAGTGGAACTGGATTTGATAAGCAAATGAATATAGGACAAAGACTTGCAAAAGGTGTTAATCACAAAAAACCATTTTAGAAGGAGAACAATAGATGAGAACTAGAAAAATTTTCAATGAAAAAGAAATTCTTCACAATTTAGACTATGAAGCAATTTCAGTAACAGTAGATAAAACAACTACAGGAACAGTAGATGAAGGTGGACGTAAAATTTTAAAAGCTGGGACATTCTTAGCTGGAGATGGTAAATCTATCTTTGAAGATAGAACTAAAAAAGTTAAAAAATTAACAAATGATGCAGCAGCAACTTATGTTGATGGAGTTGCATTACATGATGTTGACTTAACAGATGGAGATGCAGTTGTTGCTTGTGTATTTAAAGGTACATTACGTGAAGACAAATGTAACAACGGTGCAGCTGTTGAAGGTAAAGTAAAAGAAAAATTAAACTTAATCAAATTTGTAAAAGGAGTGTAGTAAAATATGGCGTTAATTTATGACACAATTACAGCTGAAAATGTAGCTGGATACTGGAACGGAACTCAAGAGGAAGTAACTGAAACTTTAGGGGATAGATTATTCCCTGCTAAAAAACAATTAGGGATGAAGCTTGCAATGGTAAAAGGTGGAAGTGGTAAAGCAGTAGTGCTTAAACCTGCTGCATTTGACACTAAAGTACCATTAAGAGAAAGAATGAACTTAAGTATCACTGATACTCAAATGCCTTTCTTTAAAGAAGGTTTATTAGTTAAAGAGGAAGATAGACAACAATTAAATATGATTTCTTCTACAGGAAACCAAGAACTTATTGACACAGTGTTAAGTGGAATCTTTAATGACCATGCACGTCTTGTTAATGGAGCTAAAGCACGTATTGAGGCAATGAGATTACAAGTGTTAGCAACTGGTAAAATCTCATTCAACGATAACGGTGTGGCTCAAGAGTTTGATTACGGAGTAAAACCTGAAATGAAGAGCACTGTAGCTAAAGCTTGGACAGCTACTGATGCAACACCTTTAAAAGACTTAGAAACAGCTATTGCAGCTATGGAAGCTCAAGGTAAAAAAGCTGAAGTAATTATTATGAACTCAACAACATTTGGTTTATTAAAAAATGCTGACAGCACAGTTAAGCTTGTTAAACCATTAGCTCCTAAAGGTGCATCAGTAACAAGACAAGAGTTAAGAGATTACATCTTAGATGCATTTGATGCAACTGTAGAGATTTCTAGAGACTCTTATGAAGATGGAGATGGAACTACTAAGAAATATTTCCCTGATGGATATGTATCATTAATACCTAACGCTAAATTAGGTTCAACAGTATTTGGTACTACTCCGGAAGAATCAGACCTATTAGGAGGAAATGTTGCAGGAACAGATGTTGAAATTGTAAATACTGGTATTGCGGTTACAACTCAAAAACTTGTAGATCCTGTTAACGTTCAAACTAAAGTATCAATGATTACATTACCATCATTTGAAAGATTAGATGATGTTTACATGCTAGACATTCAACCATAGGTAAAAGCTTATGGATAGAGATATAGTGCTGTACAACGTTAAGGAAGACTTAGATATTCGTGACACATTGCAAGACACTATAATCTATAGACTTATTGACAAAGTCGTAGACCACTTTAAATTTGCTTATAAACAAGATGAAATAGATGATAAATATCGTTTCATCATAGAAGACTGTGTTATTAAACGTTTTAATAGGCGTGGTGCTGAGGGTGCCACGTCTGAAAGCGTTGAAGGACATTCAGTAAGCTATGAAACTTTCCTTAATGAGTTTGCTCCATGGGATGAAATGTTAAGGGAAGATTTCAAGAATGGGAAAGCTAAGAAGGGACAACTATTTATTTTCTAATATGAGATATTCAGATAGAGCAGTCTTTAAACAAATAAGCAAAGATGAATATGACTTTGAAGCAGGAGAACACAAAGATACAGAACTTTATTCTGATATAGTTACGTGCTATGTGATGGATTTAGGAATTGATAAGTCTGTTAAGATATTCGGAGATTATAGCAAGCAAAGAAAAGTTATATATCTTAAGAATGCTTATACTAAGCCTTTTAACCTTGTAGAATACCAGGGCCAAAGATACATACCTAAAACGGATAAGCAGCTTGCCAAAGTATTTTATTTAGAAAAGGATGATAGCATTGGGACTTAAAGTATATGGTACCAAAAAACTAAAAGTAAACCTTAAAGATAAAAGGCAAATGAAACTTGTAAAAGGTATTGTTAAGAAAAATACAGCTATTCTTAATCAAGAGATGGTTAAGGCTGCTGTGTTTAAAGGTAAATATTCTACAGGTAGAACAAGGCAAAGTATTAGTTTATATATAGGCAATAACGGTTTATATGGTAAGGTACATCCTAACACAAAATACTCTCCGTATGTTGAATATGGGACAAGGTTTATGAGTGCTCAACCATTTGTTAAACCAGCCTTTCAAAAAGCAAAGAAAGAATTTATTAAGGACTTGGAAAAATTAACATGATTAAATCTAGAGAACAAAGTATATTTGATGAAGTGTTCAAACAATGTAAGTTATTAGGTTATAAGGTCTATGATTATAAACCGATGAATGAGGTACCATATCCATTTGTAGAAATGGAGGATAGCTCTGTTAGTTACACTCCTAATAAGACAGATGTCAAAGGTAGTGTTAGCTTGAGTTTATCTGTGTGGGCTCTACAAACTAAAAGAAAAGAGGCCTCTAATATGGCAAATGCTATTCTTGAAAAATGTTTGAGAATAGAGCAAACAGACGGGTATTTTTGGGCGTTAAACTTAAACGCAAGTACAATAAGAATACTAGATGATAGAACAACCGTTACACCGCTTAAACGTGCTGTAATTGAGTTGGAATTTAATTTGAGATAAGGAGATAAAAATGGCAGAACAGAAAAAAACATATGAAGCTAAAAAGGGTGTTGACATAATCCTGTTATACAGATTATTAAAAAATGCTAAAACAGAAGCAGCTTTTAAATTAGCTTTCCAAACTGAGCATAAAAATGAAATTAGTAGAGATGCTGATGCTCAAAAAACTAAAGACGGTAACATTCAAAGCTTATCAGCTATTGAATATGATTTCTCAGCAACTTCTATTGCTGCTAAAGGAGACCCTCATATTGATGAGCTGAAAAAAGCGTTAATCAATGGAGAATTAGTTGAAATTTGGGAAATTGATAAAGCTGAAAAGAATTCTGAGAATAAATATAAAGCAACTTATTATCAGGGTTACATAACTAAATACGGAATGACAGCTAATTCAGAAGATAGTGTGGAGCTAGAACTTGAATTCTCTATTAATGGTGTTGGTAAAGATGGATTTGCAACATTAACAGCTGATCAAGCTGAAGTTGTTCAATACGTGTTCAAAGACACTACTATAGAAGCTGGATAATAATTTAATAAAAGCTAACTGGTAGAACTGGTTAGCTTATTTTTTTCGGAGGATTATAAAATATGCAATTAACAATTAATGAAAAAACAGTAAACGTAAGATTTGGAGTTGGATTTGTAAGAGAACTTGATAAAAGATTTCCACTAGAAGCTAAAGGCGTTAAGCTTGGAATGGTTTTAAGTATGAAAATTCCGGAGATATTAGGTGGAGATGTAGCAAGTTTATCAGATGTAATTTATGCGGGTACTGTTCTTGAAACAGAGAGACCATCACAACAAGAAATTGATGAATTTATTGATAATCATTCTGATATTGAAGCGTTATTTGATGAAGTGCTTAAAGAACTTGAAGAAAGTAATGCGGGAAAGAGAATTCTAAAACAAAACAAAGCGACACTGAACAAGGAGAGCGAAGAGAACTAAACTCTAAAGAAGCTTACGAAGAAATAGTAATAAATTGTACAAGGTTTCTTGATATAACAAACGTAAGAGATATTGACTACCTAACACTTTATGAATATGACCTGTTAATGTTTGGTGCAAGGATGAAAAAGCTAGATGAAGAGTTAGCACTCCATAAAAGAGCATGGCTTAACAGGGAAGTAGAGAGAACAGAAGAGAGAGGGAAAAAGCAATATTACGTTTATAGCAATTTTAAAGACTTTTTCGACTATGAGAAGGAGTTAAAAATACTCAACGGAGAAGAAGTAACTAAAATTCAAGATAAAGAACTTGGTAATTTATTACTTAAAGCAAATACGTAGGAAAGGAGGTAGTTTATGGCAGAACAATATTCAGTTGAAGCGGTCTTATCAGCAGTAGATAAAGGATTTGGTAATGCATTAGACATGATCAATGATAAGCTTGATAAGTTTGATAATAAAGTTGGTAAAACTGAAAGTAGCGGTAGTAAATTAGGCTCTACTTTTAAAGCAATGGCTTTAGCAAATTTAGCAGCTAATGCAGTAACAAAAGTAACTGGAGATTTGAACAGCTTAGTAAGTGAATCAATCAAAGCATCCGATGCAATGGATAAGTTCAGAAGTACAATGAAGTTTGCAGGACTAGATAACAGTGCTATTGAAAAAAGTGCTGCTGCTGTTAAAAAATATGCTGATGACACGGTGTATGACTTAGATGTAGTAGCAAATACAACAGCCCAATTAGCAGCAAACGGAATTAAAGACTATGACGGATTAACACAAGCAGCAGGGAACTTAAACGCAGTAGCTGGTGGTAATGCTGACACGTTTAAATCAGTTGCTATGGTTATGACACAAACAGCTTCAGCGGGTAAACTAACCGGGGAAAACTGGAGACAGTTATCCGATGCAATTCCTGGTGCAAGTGGTAAGATTCAAGAGGCTCTTAAGAAAAACGGAGCTTACACCGGAGATTTTAGGAAAGCCTTAGAACAAGGTAAGATTAGTGCTGATGAATTTAACCAGGCCATCATGGATTTAGGTATGACAGACGTAGCAAAAGAAGCAGCGACATCAACTAAAACTATTGAAGGTGCTATTGGTAACATGAAAGCCGGAATTGTAACTAGTATTATGGAAATAATAGATGCAATTGGTAAAGATAGGATTACTGGAGCAATTACAGCGTTAGGAACATTCATTACTAACGGATTAGGACTACTTAAAATTATTATTCCTCCAGTTATTTCAGCTTTAACTTGGCTATTTGACTTGATTAATAGGAATCAGGCTATAGTTTCGGCTATGGCAGGAGCATTTATAGGATTTAAAGCGGCCTTGGCAATAGAAAAAGGAATTAATGCTGTGAGTGCTGCATTGAATGCATTTAAAGCTGCACAAAAAGCAGCAACACTAGCTCAAGCAGCATTGAATGCTGTAATGGCAATAAATCCATTTACAATAATTGTACTAGCAATATCAGCCTTAGTTGCATTGCTAATATACTTTTGGCACACTAATGAAGGATTTAGAAATGCAGTCAAAGCAATTTGGGAAGGAATTAAAGCAGCTTTTGTTCAAGCGTGGGAAGCTATTAAAGCAGCGTGGGCTGGAGCGGCTGAATTCTTTACAGGTATTTGGAGTGGTATTAAATCCGGAGTACAAGGTATAGTTCAATGGATAGCTCAAACTTGGAGCGGTGCAGTTGCTGTACTTAAAGTAGTTTGGGATTCAATATCAAACGCAGCAACGACAGCATGGAACTTTATAATCCAAAGCATAATGTCAGTGGTACAGCCTTTCATTAATACTTTTGTTAATGGATGGAACATTCTGAAAGATGGGATTAACGGTGTTTGGAATGGGATTAAATCTATATTCAAAGGTGCTTGGGAGTTTATTAAGTCTGTTGTGTTAGGAGCTGCATTACTTATAATTGATGTTGTAACAGGTAACTTTAGCAAACTAAAAGCTGATTTGCAGCTAATATGGGACGGAATTAAAAATGCTTTCTCAACAGTTTGGAATGGAATTAAAACTATTGCTGTTACAGTCGTAACTACTCTAGTAAATCTAGTACGAAATGCCTGGGAAGGTCTGAAACAAGTTTTAACTACAATTTGGAATGCTTTAAAATCTTTAGCAACTACAATTTGGGACGGACTAAAATCAGCAGTGCTAAGTATTACTAATGCTCTTGTAAATACAGCAAAATCAGTTTGGGAAGGATTTAAAAATTTCTTCTATTCTCTGTTAAACGGTGTGAGAAATACAGCGGTTAACTCATGGAACAGTATAAGGTCAAGTGTTGTAAGCATAATAAGTGGTTTAGTGGGTGCAGCACAAAATGCTTGGTACTCATTCAGAAATGGAGTTTCTAACTTAGTAAGTAGCGTTTCTAACATATTCTACTCATTAAGAAATATCAACTTATGGGGTGCAGGGAATGCTATTATTAATGGTTTCCTTAATGGGCTAAGGTCAGCTTGGGGAAGTGTTCGAAACTTTGTAAGTGGAATCGCTGACTGGATTCGTGACAACAAAGGGCCTATTTCATACGACAGAAAACTTTTAATCCCTGCCGGTAATGTAATTATGGGTGGATTTAATGAAGGACTTGAAAATGGCTTTAAAAATACGATGTCAAAAATTGAAGGGATAACAGGTAATATTCAATCAAGATTTAACATTAATCAATCTAAAGCATTGAACGTAGAAAGCAATTATCAAGGTCAATCATTAAATATAAACTTTAAATTAGGAGATAGAGCGTTTAAAGGATTGGTTGAGGATATCAACGACTTAAACGGGGAAATGGTGCAGTTAGAAGAAACATATGCACTGTAGATAGGAGGAATGCAAATGTACAATTTTATTAATACTAATGAAATAGGGGAAATGCTGCATTCCTCTATTCAAACCATATTTAACGGAGTAAACCTGGATTTAAAAGGTTATAGAACCTTAACTGTAACAGGTAGGTCTCTTATAGGAAGAAGAATCAATAGTACTGAAGTTCCTGGAACTGATGGGAAGTATTTTTTATCAAGTGAGCTAGAAGCAAGAGAAATAACAGTTAAATTTCAAGTTAAAGCAGTTAACAACGCTGATTATAGAATCAAGCTTAATGTTCTGAACACATTACTACATAGCTTAGAACCAAAAGAATTAAAATTCACAGATGAGCCTGATTATAAATTCATGGCAATACTTGAAAAGACAGGATCTATTGAAGAGACTGATAACACTGTAGTATCAACTTACACTTTCTTATGCTTAGATCCTTACAAATATAAAAATGCTCAAGGAGATGTAGGTACAGATAGAGTAACAATTACTAAATTACCTAATAATTCAGATGAAATAATACCTGATTCAATTAAATTATCTGTAGCAAACGCTGGAGATAAGATTATTATTAAAAACCAAAACACAACTAAGAAAATTGTAATTAATCATAACTTTTCAAGTAACGATTTAGTAGAAATTAATTTGAATAATGATTATCCACTGAAAATCAACACTGTTAATAAGAGTGAATTAATTGATTTTGTGGAAAGTGATTATGATTTTTCAGTTAAACAAAATGATGTAATTACAGTAACAAACTGTAAAAGAGTAGAAATATACACGAAGGAGAGATTATACTAATGAAATTATTTTTATTTAACAATGATGAAAAGCTCTTAGGTACAACATCTCCTATTAGTGCTACTCAAAAAGAAGAGCTTAATAGTATTCAGACATTAGAAGCAGTAGTGCGATATTCTGAATTAGTAGAAAATGCTGTATATATAGGCCACAAAGACTATATTAAATCAGATGTATTCCATTTGTATAAAATCGATACAGTAACTAAACACGACATAAGCGACGTTAAAATAACAGCTGTTAATTCTTTCTATGATGATATGGAAAGCGACGGGTACATTAAGGACTACAGACCTACAAATAGGGATATTTTAAGCGTGTTAACAACAATACTTACTGGCTCTAGATGGCAAGTAGGAACTTGTAACGCTCAAAGAAATATAACTAGTAATTTCTATTACGTAACAAGAAAGGCTGCATTAAGTAAAGTAATTGAAACTACTCAAGTTGAAATTAGACCACGATATGTATTTAATCGAGGTAAAATTGTAAATCGTTATTTAGATGTTTATACTCGATTAGGTCGTGATAATGGTAAAGTCTTTGTGCATGGTAAAGATTTACTTACAGTAAGTGAGAAAAAGTCAAAAGGTGCTATTTATACAGCTGTGGTAGGTCGTGGTAAAGGGGAAGAAACAGACACAGGAGGCTATGGTCGTAGAATAACATTTAAAGATGTTGTGTGGGACAGAAGAGCAGAAAAGCCTGTTGACAAACCAGCAGGCCAGGAGTATGTTGAAATACCTGCCATGACTAGATTATATGGATTCGATAATGGTAAAAAACCAAGAATTAAAATAGTTGAGTTCCAGGATGAAGAAAATCCGGAAAAATTACTATGGTTATCATATCAATGGCTTGAAAAAAACAGTAGAATTCAAGTTGAATACAGTGCTACTGTTGTAAATGTTGGTAATTTAGATTTAGGGGACACAGTAGGGATTAGTAATACTAAATTAGGTATTAAATATAAAACTAGAGTATTTAAAGTTGAACGTAATTTAATTAACAACAGATTAACTAAATTTGGAATAGGGGATAAAGTAACAACATCTCCGTTTAGTAGAACTATTGAACTTGCTAAAGATATGAAGAATTTCCAGGATGACACGATTTATTGGCTTGATAAAATTAGAGAGCGTTTATCAGATAAGTTCTTAAATGAGGACGGATATAATTATGATTTAAAAGCTAATAATGAGTATAATCTACCTGCTGGGTATTATTCATTCGACAAACCTATTAATCAAAATCCAACTAAAGTTGTATATATGGGAGCTGGTAAAATTGCTATAGCTGACAGCAAGAAACCAACGGGAGAGTGGAACTGGAGAACATTCCTTGATGGTAGAGGTGCTTCACTAGATCTAATTAACACAGGAGTACTTAAGGCTGGTAGAATTCAATCAGCTGATGGTAGCTCTTATTGGGATTTAGATTCAGGAGCATTTCACGTTGGCCAACAAGCAATTGAAGAAACAATAACAGCAACAGTTAATGCTAAGAAAGATGAGATTGTTGCAGCGATTAAAAAAGATGTTCAGATAAAAGATGGGAAAGACGGTGTAAGCTCATATATCCACAAAAAATATTCTAACTTTTCTGATGGTAGAGATATGAATGATAATCCCAACTCTACTTATTTAGGGCTTTACACCGGAACTAGTAAAACAGCTCCTACTGATTATACACAGTATAGTTGGACAAAGATTAAAAACGAAGGAAAACTATACAAAGGTTACGCCAACAGTACAAACGGGTTAGATTTTACTATTGTTGAACCGGACGACAATTCGTACCTATTAGCTAAAAATAGACCTCGTGTAAATATAACTAATGATGATGATATTAGCGATATTTGGCAAGCGAATATGTTCTTAAGTTTGCAACCCAACACAAAATACACACTTACGGCACGAGCAAAAGGTAATAACAATAAATTATGGGCGTACTTCAGAAACAACAAAACGTCACAAGAATATTCTTGGGGGCAGTTAGAGTTTGGGAATACATTACAAACTAAAAGTATAGTATTTACAACAGGCAGCGATGTAGATGATGTGTTATTTAAATTCATCTTAGTACCGGAAGACGAAAATTGGACGGGTGTTCAAGTAGATTGGTATACAATTCATGAAGGCGATAGACCTTACACAGATTATCCAACTAACGAGCCGGCACAGTACCACAAGTATAGATATTTTGGTTACGTGTTTAAAAACGGAACGCCAACGGCTAGTGATTTTGATTGGTTCGATATCCAACAAAAATCAATCACAGGTGACAAATACACACATTTAGTATATTCGGACAATGCTGACGGCAGTAATTTTGGGCGAGAACCAAAAGCTTATATGGGAATAGCAAGGACTACATCACCAGTTACACCGACAGATAAAAAGGCTTTTAAATGGGTTAGGTTAAAAGGTGATGCCGGAAAGTCAGCGTCTAATTTCAACTTATTACTTAATACCGAAATTAAAAGTAGTGCTTCTTACACGTTTAACGGAGCGACGTCGACAATTAATCAAAATGACTTTAATGGTCGCAACTCTGTAGAGATTAACAACAGAGGGCTAACAGGTAATGCCTGGAAAGGTATTTCTTTTAGGAGCTCTAAAAAGGAATTTAAACGTGGTGAAACTATTGTAATCAGATTACCAATTTACATTTACAGCGATGTTAATGTAGATAATGGAATTACGTTGGCTTTGAAATCACACGTAGGTAACAAGACACTAACAGGGTTTAATCTTGATAATGGAACCGCTAGAGATACATGGGTTATTAAAGAGATTGAATACACAGTCCAACAAGATTTTACATCACCGGCAGACAACCTATTCTATATTTTCTCAACGAAGAACGGACACTTTAAAATAGCTGAGCCTTATATGGCAGTTGATGGGGATATACCAAGAGATTGGATGCCAAGCTTAGAAGATTTAAAAGCCCACTCATTATCAGCTAATGTAAGGGTCGCCGGAACTTATGAAGGTACGAAAACTAATAACATTAAATTCTACGTAGATGTTTATTACGACGGAGAAAAGATTAATAACGGATTTAACCTAACAGCTAAAGTTTGGGGTGCGGGACTTAATAAAACGCAAGAGAACGCTACTTATAATAGCGATGGAGAGCTTACTAATGTTTACTACTCAAACGGGGTTAAAGACGGGACAACAATTAACATTAAGTTAGATGTTGAGTATCAATTTTTGAAAACTACTTGTTTTGCAAGACTTGATAATCTTCCTGATACTGAACTTGTAAAAGAGATTACAAATAAATATAAAACATTTGATACGACATTAGAACAGTTTAAATCTCAAATTGGAGAGCTTAATGACAAGCAATTTAAAGTTGCTATTAGGGGGGATAACCTTCTAAACTCAGCTGAAAAGAAAACTGGTAATAATCTAACTTACACAACGTTAGAACCTATGAAGCCTGGTAATACTTACACTCTAGTAGCTGATTTTAGATATTTCCCAGCTAATCAGGAATTAAGAATATTTAACAGTGAAAGAAAGCGACTTGTTGCCGGTATTAACATGTTTACTTTCACAGTACCAACAGAAACAAGAACTATTAACCTAATGCCGTTAGGAAATGAAACAGAAGTTAAAAATGTGGAAGTTTGGGAAGGAAATTACAACGAAGGGTTAGAGGACAATTCATTCGATGCTGTAACCGGTGGAGCCGGAAAAATTGTGGGAATTAAGCTGAAAAATGAATTTAAAGAAGGGCGATATTATAAAATGGTGTTCGACACAACAGCCCCTAACAATAGTGTAATGGCGATTGGTATTGATGAGTATTTTCTCACAGGTAATACGTATAAGACTATTCCCGACAACAACTATAAACCAATGACTGCAAAAGATAACGTGTTATTTACAAGGATTTCAAGTAAAGCAAATGACAATAAAGAGGCTGTGTATTTAGAATTCTCAGGAAATTTTGACAAATCACAAATTACCAACGTTAGATTTTATGAAGTTAATCTAGGGTTTAGGTACACCAAAAGAGATGAAACTGTAGATATCGCCTCTTTGATTAATCAATCAAAAGAAGAAATTACCTTGAAGCTATCAAAAACTTTAGCTACTGACTATATGACCAAGTCACAGACAGAAACATCTATTAAATTACTAAGAGATAAAATAGAAAATGTTGTTACTGATGAAAACTTTGGAACTACTCTTGTTCAGAATGCTAAAAGTTTAAAATTAGCATGGAATAATTATACTAAATACTTTCAATTTGAAGATGAAAGTTTAATTTTATACGAAGGAAAAGCCGAAAGTGCTAAGAAGAGAGTTAAACTTGATTATCTTGGAACATCTTATTATGACCAAAACGGAGAATTCTCTGGAGCTATAAGGGGTTATTATAAAACTGATGTTTGGGGTCGAGATGCAGGATATTATTCAGGGATGAACTTTGTAATAAAGGCAAATGGTAGAGTAGGTTGGTTTGAGGAAACAGAAGAGTGGGGGCTTAAACTTGAGAGACCGTTGTTAGCATTCAATTACATTCACGATGATAATCACACTGAATTAAAAAACACGATAGTATCTTATGTTGATTTTGAAGCACGAGAAAAAACAATAATTAAGGGCGATTTATTCGTAAGAGGAGTAATGGAAGATGGGGGTAAAACAGTTAATTTACAAGGTCGAGACGTTAACGTAAAAGTTCAAGGGCTTAACTTGAAATTTAGAAATGGAATACTTGTATCGTAAGGAGAATAAGAATTTGGAAATGTCAAAAAAATTAGGAATTGCGAAAGTTAAAAGCGATATCACTAAGTTTACAGAGATAATGGCTAGAGATTATGAACTAGAAGCATTTGAAGTAACTGGGATTTTAGCTCAAGTGCTAATAGAATGGCAAAAAAGAGAGTTGATTGAATCAAATGATGAATTCACAAAAGTTTTAAAAGATTTAAACGAACAAATTTCTAAAAAAGAAGAACAAAATTAAAAGATATAAGAGCGGTATAATAACCGCTCTTTTTTAAGGAGGTGCAAAAATTGCACATAACATTGGCGGAACTTGCTAATCAATATTACGAAGTATTTAACGACATTTATATTCACGCTTTAACTGGAATAATAGTATTTGATATTATTACTGGACTAGCGAAAGCCTGGGTTACAAAAACGATTAACTCCACAATTGGAAGACGTGGGTTAATTGAACATCTGTTCGTGCTAGTTTTAGTCGTAACAGTATATCCTTATTTAATCTTTATAGGCTTTGAAGAGGTAGCGACAGCTTTTATATTTTTCTTCATTGCAACATACGGAGTATCGCTTATTGAGAACTTAGCAGCAATAGGTGTGCCATTCCCAAAGGGGATAAAAAAGAGGCTAGAGAAACTAAGAGATGCTTTTAACGAAAAGGAGTGATTCTATTTTGGAAAAAATAATTAAGTTAAGTATAGAAAACACAACAAAAATAAGACATGTAGAAGATAGCTATTGTGAACTATATTCACACGATAAAAATAACGGAGCCTTTGAGTTTGAAATATCAAAAGGTACATTAACTAATGAAAATGTAGTAGCACTTTTTAAATTCTTGAGAAGTGGTAGCTACTGGAAAACTACAGGATCTGTAGAAGATAATAAAATCAAGTTTAATTTTGACACATCTCTAATCACTCAA